TACCTAATTCTTTGAGTTTAGATTCTGACCAACGCTTTGCGGCTAACCCTCCCCATAGCAGGAAAGAAATAGTACCACAAGCAGCGGTATCGCTTTCGTCATAGTACGCCTCGGCACGTGACAGGTACGAGTACATACGTGTAATGGTCTCCACCGATATTGCACGACCGTCTGCGAGTTGTTGCGCTCGAATCTTGCCAACTGCCGTAGCGCATTTGTTACCGCCTTTCTCGTTTAACTCGATTCCTCGCTTTGCGTTGTTGCGTACCGCCTCTGGGTAGTCCGTGTACGATTCCATCTCGATTCGCTTCTTGCTCTTTAAGCGGCCATCCTTTTTAATCTTGGCAATAATGTTAGAAAGCATAAACTCTGCTTCCTCCTCCTCGATGCGTTCAAGGTGCGATTCCATTTGCATCTTGTCAACGAAATACCCCTCAATAGAAAAGCCCTTAACTCGTCCGGTCTTAACGTAGTTATTCCAAATATCCTCGTTGTTGACTTTCATTGATACCATCCAAGTACCTTCGGGCAATTCCATTCCGTAGATAGCCGTCTTGTCTTTTTGCGGGTCTTCAACAATCCAAGATTCTACCACAGACAAACCGCTTAACTCTGCGGCGTGTTCGAGCGTAGTGTTGCCCTGATAACCACGCATCAAAAACAACTCCGATGCCTTGCGTACCGTCTCCTTTGAAAAGTAAACGTAAAACTCCTCACCGCCTTGGTTGCGGTAGATTGTTTTGTTTGGGATAAGGGCTGCACCCATAAGGATACGCTTCTCCTCGTCCTGCGCTTTGAACTCTACTTCGTACTCCTTTGCAAGGGTAATAAAGTTCTCCTCAATCGCTGGGTGTTCAACGATGGAAATAGCGTTGATGCCGTTTAGTCCTTCGGTTTCTTCGAGGACAAGTTCAATTACTTTTTTCATTTATCCGAATGTTGCTGTTCTTGCTCTGCGTCGTGCTAATTGTTGTGCGTTGGTAACCTCACCCGCTACAACGTATGCTTGGATGGGTTGTTGGTTTCTTGCGTTTACGGATTCCGCTAATTGGTTAATTCCAGAACGCCCAACGATATTAAATTGCGGGGTCATCTGCGATTCAGCAGGCGAACCGAATCCACCTCCACCGGTATCAATGTTTGTATCTGGGGATTCAAATTGTGTTCTTGCGATTGTTGCCACTTGCGCCCCGGCAAATGCTGCGGCAAGTCCTGCTTGTACCAACGGGTAACCGGGGAAGACGGCAGTAAACGGTGAGGCTTGTGCGGTCTTGTATGCGTTTTGTACCGCCTCCACTCCGGAAACAACCGCTGATGCAAGGGAAAGTTTTTTCTGAAATTCAAATTGGCGTTTCTTTGACGCCTCATCTTCTCCTGCAAATGCTGCTGATAACGCACCTATTGCGGCAAGTCCGTCTTTTGCTAATTGGAATCTTGCTGCTGTAACCTCTTGGTCAAGTGCCTTGCTATCCCGTGCGTATTGAGCATCCGTCTGTGAACGCTCATTCATTAACTGCAAATAAGCATCGTATGCCTCTTGTTGCGCTACCGTACCCTCTGCTGCGTTTGCCAATCGTTGACGGGCAATCTCTATTTCTACATCAAGAATCTTAACCTGCTGGTTGTATTCATTATCTAACGCCTTACGACGATTCTCCTCAATGCTTGATATAGTTACGTACTCACCCTCAATAATTTCTCCGTTCTTTTGGATTAATTCGTTGTACGTTATCATTTCCCGATTAAGGGACATCTGATTCATTAAGAACTCCGAGCGTTGCCCCGCAACACGTTCCTCAATATCTACCAATTCGGTACGGGCTTGTATTAAGGCAACCTCATTCTCGATACTTGGTATTTTAGCGTATTGCGCTTGGGCTGCTGCTACGACTTGCTCAACAAGTGCCCTTTCCTTTTGCAGCTGCTCGGTTAGAATGTCATTTAGAATATCGTTTGCTTCGATTCTTGAATTAATGCTATTGAACTCGTTATCTCGCTCTTGGCGGGCTTGTTCTGCAAGCAACTGATATTCCAACTGGACTTCGGTACGCCGTGCGGATGCTAACGCACCCTGCTTCTCCAATTCCACAATTTCACGGGAATCGGAAATAACACTACCAAGATTCAAGGCAGTACCCTTGGTGATTGAATCAAAGATTCGGGATACGCTTAATTGAATTGCACCAAGAGCTGTGTTAAAAACGTCTACAACACCTTGGTTAGCCATAAACGCTTCCTTGGCTGTATCTAATGCAATAGATACAATCGCAAGGTTCTTGGCGCTATTGGCAAGTTCCTTAAAAGAGTTGTTGGTTTTCTCGGTTTCCTTGCGTACACCCTCAGCGCTCTGCTCGGTTTTGTCAAACGCCTTTTTACTTTCTACACCTACGCTATTGATAGAGTTGTTTAACTCCTCAATGCTCTTGGTTAGTTTATCAAGGGTCGAATCTAATTCGGTTCCGTCCCCTTGGATTTTTATAGTTTCGACAACCGCCATTCCTTTAACCCTTCTTGAATTTTATCTTCCGTAAACTTATACGTTCCTTTTGCAATCTCGATTTCGTGGCTAACGCCAACATAGGGTTGGCTATTAAGCACCTCAATCAAATAACTCAAATAAGATTCCCTCATACATCATTTAATAGTTCAAACTCTGCCTTGCCCGTGGTAAGGTTAATCTGTACGTTGTTCACAATCCACTTCTCGCCGTTCCAAATTAACTTATTTCGTAGGTCGAAATTTAGAATCTTGCCCAAAGGCAATATAGCAGGAATGCGAACCAATCGACGGGAAGGGTCGTACAAGTCCGTAATATAATCCTGCCAATATACATTATACAACGAATTGTTTACTGATTGCAAAAAGTACGGGTCGAGGTCTGCTCCGTAGTTTGTGGAGTAGGTTGCTGCTGTGTTGGTCTGCTCGTTTGACGAGTTGGTGTAAACGATTTCGTCAACCTCAATAGCCGTGTTACCCGTTATCGGGTCTGGAGGCGTAATAAACGAAATAGTGTTTGCGCTTATATCTAACAACCCGTTAATGTAGAATATAAACGGCTGCCCCAAGTACGTTTCCAATTCACGTGTTACTGAATAGCCCGCAAGCACGTTGGTTAGCGTTCCGGTATTCTCGTCCGTTAACCGGTTAAAAAGCATCTGGTCGAATTGCGGTTGCACCGTCAACTCCTCGTCCGTATCGAATACAAACTCCGAGCGCAAATCGCCATAACCAACGTCGTTAGTTAGTCGGTACTGCTCTCCGGTGATTGCACCCGTTTCGTTGTATTGGAATTGAATCTGCTTGTAAAGTTGCGGACGCTCTACTTGGCTTTCCGTAATATCAAAGTATTGGGATAGGTCAACGTCTATACCTTCTGCGTACCAATCTTGCAGCGGCTTAAACTCAAACTCGTTGCTGTTTATTGGAATGATTACCAAATTAAACATCTTACACAACGAGGAAAGAAAGTCCACTACTCGTTGCTCTGGCATTAAAGAAGGAATATCAATCGTTCCGAAAATCTGTTGGCTCGCAGAGTTGTAGGCGTTAGCATAAACCGTATATGGAGAAAACGTAAGTTCAACACGAATCTCGTTTACGGTTAGTGTTACAATCTCATTAGTTGACGGCTGTATTGCAAGATAAACAACGCTGTTGTTTGTTATTGCTATCTCGTTAAACGTGGTGCTTGCGTTTCCATTTAGCGTTTGTTGCGCTATCAATACGTCATCAATGTACAGACCTACGTTGTAGTTATTTGTATAACCGCCAACGCTTAAATTAACCGAAACATCGTACACGTTACCGGAGCCAGTTGCGCCTTGCGGGGTAAACGTGCTATTGGAATAATCCCACCAATCCGTAAGAATAATGGAGTATGCATCTGGGGCTACCAACTGCGTCCACGTTGTAGCATTGGGAACGTCCTTGTACATATATCCCGCCCGACGATGACACCACATATACAAGTCCTCAAATCCCTCAATACCGGAATCGACTATATTGATACCGTACTTGTTTTCAATAGCACTAATAATTGCCTCAATGGTAATAGCGGGCTTGAGGTCGTAGTATTGTACCCCGTGGTTTTCGTTTACGTTGTGGAAGTGAATGTTATTCGGGTCGTGGTTTCCGTTGTTTGAATCGTAAAACCAAACGTCTTGTGGTGTAATTAAAGGAAATACAACCGGGTAATAATCAAACGATGTAAGACCCGTATAAACAATAGACGGTGATAAATCTAAATTATGCGTTGAAAGAGCTTCAAGGTCGTACAAATAATCCTCACCGAACAAGTCCGTAAGGTTTACCAATAGCCCGTAGAACGTAACATCATACGCATAGGGCGCATTTTGGCGCATCTGTACACCTTCCAATTCAATCGAGCCGTAACGGAATAGCAAGCCGTTAATTTCAATGTAGCCCTCGGCACGTAATCGGTAGTCCGCACCACCCACAATATCCGTACGGTAGTAATGGGAAAAGATAGCGTTATTCCTTGGCGTTGCCGGAACGCTGAATCCCTGCGTGAAGTCAGTAAAGACCTTGCTTATATCTTGAATGTTTTGTACGGATAGGTTAATTACAATATCCTCATCGCCGAACATATCAAGTTCCTCGTCCCCTACAAATAGCGTTACCTTATTTTTCATCGAATGTTGTTCCTAATGTTCCAAGCAATCTCAAACGTCAAGGTGTAATTTATCATTTTGGCGTTCACCTCCTTAAAGTATTCAACACCTCCGTCGGTTGGGTTGGCGGTAAACTCCTGCCCATCGTAAAGAAGCGATACCTTTTCGCTCATTAAAAGCTCACGGATAACATCGTCGTAATTCTCGTCTACCCATCCGGTGTTTACGGTAATCGTTTCTCGGCTGTTGACGTCAAAGTTACGGTATTGCAACTGCTGCGTTACGTCGTAAGGACGTGGTAACTGCGGCATATAACTTTCCCGTGTGAACCCACCGCTTCGGGTAGATACCTTAAAGCAATTAAGGTAATCGCTTACCCCGTACCGGTTAATGAAGGTAACCCTTACCGGGGTGTATTTAGGTTCGCAAACCAACTCGTAATTGTAGTCGGTAGCGTTTTCCTCGTAACCCAATTCGGCAAGTGCTGCACGCAAACAAGCAAACCCCTCGCACGTACCACCGTCGGCTTCTACCCGTGCTTTGTAGTTGACTGCTGCGCTATCGCTAATAAGTGAGATGGTGTAATCCTCAATCGGCTCAACACCCAAGAAAGAATCCACGCTATTCGGGCCAGCGGGAATGTAAACAATCTTTTGGCTTGACTGGGTGCTTGTGTTTGAGAATCCAAGCTCGTCGGATAGAACGTAAAAATAGTCGGTTCCGTTTACGTTGTACAGCACGCCGTTAAGGTCGGTGTTTGCATCGTACAAGGCGGGCAACGACTGCTCGTATCCTTCCATTACTTGAATGGTGCGGTTGGTGATTAAACCTGCACCCGCAACGATACCCCCTGATTGCGTAGTAAAAGGCAACCAGCCATCCGTACATAGGAACGATTGATTGCTTACAATTAGGCCGCTTGCGGGCGTTCCAGCATCCACGTAGTCAGAGGATATAGTGAACTTGCACCATACGTCCTCCGTTGTTGCTGTTTCCCAATCGCTAATCGCATCGTTCTTTAATACGGTGGTAATCTTCTCACGTATTAACTCGCTGATTTCAAAGACAATAGGTTCGTCGTTAATCGAGCTTTTGATTAACGTGTAGTCCGCCGTTGGGCTGCTTGCGCTGCTACCTTGGAAAATACGCAGGGTAAGCGTAGCACTAACAAGGCCGTCGTTAACGGCTGTGCCTTTGGTTAGCGTGATAAATATCGGAGACCTTGTAAACTGCAACGAGGTCGGGTAGGCGGCTATTGGTAGTCCCATTATTTACGTGTGAATGCTTGGAAGTCATCCGAATTAAGTCCGAATGCATCAATTATTTCCTTTGGTAGTTTCTTGAAGTTTACTTTGAATGGCGAACTAAAAAAGTAACTCGGCTTGATGCCGTTGTTGTACACCGACTTTGCTATTGCCCATTGCAAGCTCTTGCGTGGAATGAATCTGCCGTTCTTATCCCGAACGCCTTGCAAGCCCTTACGCACTACCCAGTTTGCAAACGCCTTGGGTGGTGGCATCTTATTTGTGTATTTGTACGGCGTGTTAAACTTGCGTTTTACGCCGCTTACACCCTTGTCTTGGTATTCGCCGTAGTCCTCCATCGAGAACGTAAGGGAGAACGAGTTTGGGCCAACCGACAAGTCGTAGTCAAGAGAATTGTACAGCTCCTTTGTGCTGTTCTTTTTCTTCTTGGTGAGGTTCTGCTTCGCTTGTTGAATTACACGCTTTGCAAACGTCGTTAATGCGGCTTGTACGAGTTCTTTGCGGCTCATCAGCAAATGGATATTTCCGTATTCGGTACAATCAAGTCAAAGGTCAGGTTCCAACCGGTAAGCAAGTTCTCGAATCGCTCGGTAAACGGCTCACAAACAATATCGCCTTCAATTTCGTACTTCTCCGTGTACAACGTACCACGGCGTAACTGCGATTGCAATCCGTTCAAGATAGCCAAGGTCGTATTCAAAATATCCTGCTGGTTATCCACGCCAAAGAACGGCTCGTTCTGGTCTCGTATATCCTGCTTGGTCTCATCCACAATATCCATACACAGAACCGATACGTTGAATCTTATTACGTGGTCTGCGAATGTTGCTTGGTTAACCATAATATGCGCCAACGGGAATATCGTTTGCTTGTTAAGGTCAACGTCGAAAATATCCCCAAAGGTTACAACCTTCACCAATGGGTGCGAGGATAGATATTCGTTAATCTTTTCGGTGGCTAAATAAAAGCTTCTCATTTTTTAATCATTGAAATTTCAATATCGTTTTTCTCTTTCTCGAATGTTAGGTACGTCAGGGCTTGGTTTATTGGAAGTTTAGTAACGTCTCCAAATTTAAGGACATCTCCTTGAGCAAGCGCATAGATTGATTGATACCATCCCCATCGCTGTCCGAACTGGGCTTCTCTGGTGTATGGGTTTTCACTTCTTTCTCCAAAGAGCGAAGGGTATGCGCCGCTAATACGTTCCCTAAACGATAAAAAAAAACCAGCGCACCAAGCACTACCGAAGCGGGCATCTGCTTCATTATTTCGTCTCGTTCGTCTGTTGCTTCGTATTTCTCAATGTCGTAACGCTCGCCCTTTTCCTTTACTACCGGACGGTAGAGTACAGCCATTGCACGGTGCATAGTTGCCCAATCGGATAGGTACGAATCAAGGTCTACAAACTCACCTAATGAAATTTCGTTGAGTGCGGGTATAAACCCGTATTTAACCTCGTTGAGTTCAAAGAATTTAGTTAATCCGGGCTTCTCGGATAGGGTCTTTGTAAGGCGTTCCAATACGTTTACCGCATCCACCAAGCGGACGTTGGGAAGGTCTGAAAATGGAACCCCGCAAAAGATTTCAAGCATCTTCATTTGCTTGAACTCACCTTCGCCCTCAATACGAGCGAATCGCTGATATTGTTCGAGCGTGATTTCGTCTAACGAAGTTGGTACTACTAATTTCAGTTCCATAGATAAATAACTCAACGGATAGAATACCTACCGTAGTTTGGTTTAGAAAGTTTATTATAGACGGCATAACGGCTGGCATCGAGTGCGTGATTCATTACGTCAATAGGTTTATTCAATAGATTGCCGTTCTTGTCCTCCGTCCACTTATAGTTCTGCAATTCTTTAATTAGATTGTTGCTTCGTGAGGTGGCAAATATCTTGTGCCGCTTTAGGATATCAATACCCGCATTAATAGAATCTTGCCCTTTGGCGGTGGGCTTAATGTTCCAACCGAACCGGTGCAGTTCTTCAATGGATTTAGGTTCGGCACTATCCGCAAAGATTTCATCTCTTCTATCCAACCCAAGAGATTGCAGGTGGTTGTGGAGGTCTCTGTTGGTCATCCCGGTACGGTAGAGCAGCTCGTCCAAGTAAAGGTTATCCCCGTGTGTGTAGACTGCCACAAGTGCGCTGGGGTCGTTGGTGTAACCAAAGTCAAGTCCATAACTAATAAGTTTTGCTTCTTGTGGGATTTCGGACGTTCCGAATTGAAAGATAGTGGCACGGCTCATACCACGTTCACCAAGGCCGTAGATGCGCCAATAGTCCTCATCGGTTTCTTTTAGGCGTTCGATTTCATTCTTAATCTGTTGGTCAAGGAACGGGTTATCAAGATAGGTGGTTTGGTAAAAGTCGCAGTCCTCACGTGGTATTACCCGGTCGTAAATCCAATGGAAAGATTCGGACGGGTTGTAGTCAAGAATAATACGCCCATCGGTACGGAAGATAAGCTGCTGCCAATCCTCGTAAAACAATTCGTTTGCCTCGTTAATGTAAAGCAGGTTTCGTTTACGTCCCCGTATCTTTTGCGGTTGGTCAAGGGATATAAACTCAACAAGGTTTCCGTTAAGGTTGTACTCGTGGCTGGACTTGTTATGGTATTCCTCCCGGTACAAGTCGTGGTTACGTAAGATATCAAAGAAGTCCCGCATTACCGAAGCACGCAGGGACGGGAACGACTTACGGCAAATGGTTATGGTCTTGGCGGTATTGCGTTCGGTGTAATAGAAAATAAGCCAGAGCAGGATATTGTAAGTTTTCCCACTCCGTGTACCGCCTTGCTCAACGATAATACGCTTATCGCTTTTAATTAGGTGGTTAAATACCTTATTGGTCTGTATCGTTGCCAAGAACTTCTATTTGAAACATCTTGCCCGTGGATACGTCTAACTCCTGGCGTTCTACATAACCACGCTTCTTGCCTTTGGTCTTTAGAAAAAAGATAGTAGCAGTGGAGTTGCCCTCTTTTATCTGCTTGTGCAGTTGGCTCTCTGCAAAGTCAATGGCTACGTCTGATAGTTCTTCGACTGCTGCTTTGTATTCTTTGTCCTCTTGCAGCCACCTGTAATGCGTTTGCCGTGCGATGTCAACGCTCTTGCAAGCGGAGGTCACAACCCCTAAGGATTTCTCCAACGCATCAAGCATTGCCTTTTTATGGATGTCACTACTTGTCATCTAATTTCAAATGATGTTGTTATACGTTCTTTGGATGTTGCGCCTTTTAATACACCCGTAGATTCTTTTGTTCTGCCAAATCGTAAGCATCTCCATTTAGCAGATTTCTTCAAAGCGTGAATTAAAGAAGGCGAAGATGTGACTATTGAATATCTATCTTTTTGCTTTTTGTACATCTCGCCAATACTTTCAAGCATCTTTATTCCGATACCTATGCCTTGATAATCGGGCAAGACAACCAATCTATGTACTTTTTTCATATTCTTTACTTTGGGATGTGGAAAATGAAGAACGCTCAAGAATGCTGCCAACTGTCCATTTATGTATGCCACAAAAACATTTGCTGCGTTGTTATGGGTGTGACTCAAATAGTGATGTTTAGCAAAGACCTTCCAAATTGACTTATCTGCTGCCTGCAATATCTCGAAGTTAATTGATGGTCTATTTTTTTTTTGCCCTTCGTAAGAACGAAAGGTCATTGAATCAGTATCAAATACCCAATCGGGCAAGAGCCAATCTTCTATATCAAAATGACAAGTTACTGCTATGAACTGTTTATTGAGCTTTCGTATTGACTTCTGTACTGCGTTGGAACCAATTTGCGCAACATTGCGGTCTACTACTGAAGTAAACTCGTCAAAAACAATTAAGTCTTTATCTTGAAGCAATGCGTTTGCCAAGTCAACACGCATCTTCTGACCATTGCTCAATGCTGAATAAGGCTTAAGCCAAGAAGGCGGTGATGAAAACCCAACTGAATTAAATACTGATGTAATTTCATCAACGCTCTTGGACTTTGGCATATCATCAAGTATTGATTCCGCTTCATAGTGAAAATCTGTAATGTATGCATTTTCAAATAGCTCACGAGCTATTGTTGTTTTGCCCGTTCCTGATGAACCTACAATGAGACCAACATTCCAAGAGCTTGGAATATCAATGCTACCTACAAAATGCTCCTTGATGTGATTTGAGTCAAGGTCAAACTTTCCCATTACAGATGCAACACGAAAAGATTTTGAGGGCTTGGACTCCCTTACAATGTCAAAACTCGGCATTTGTACCCGTCTGATATTAACTGATTATACATCTTCTCTTGTTCTTCTTCGTTCTCAAGTTCTATTTCTATTCTGAATGCTGATTTGATTTTGTCTGACAAATCGGTTTCATCTTCTGCTTCAATAACAGGGGTATTGTCAAAGGGCAGCTCAAGCCCCCAATCTTCTAATGCCTCTACATCCCATTGGTTGGCAAGCAAGTCCCAATCCCATTCACCGAAGCCTACGTTATCCTTAATGATAAACTCAGCCTTCTGCGCATCGGTCAGTTGATCTGCCACGATGATGGGTACTTCCTTCAGTCCTGCTGCTATGCAAGCCTTAAGGCGCATATTTCCCCCAAGCACTACCATATTGCCATCTACTACGATTGGGCGCAGCTCAAGCATCTGTGGGAACTCCTGTATGGACTTTACAAGCTTCTTGAACTTGTCATCCTTTATGATTCTTGGGTTGGGTTTGGTATGATTGTACCGATTGCTGCTCTTTGCATAACTAAATAACTCTTTTTGATAGGTGGTGGTTGTGTGTTGCTTGAAGTCGCTCCTTAAATTTTTTGATGTCCCCATAGGCAACGTGGCAGGGGCGGCATAGTGCCATCAGGTTTTCTATGGTATCAGCGAGTTTGCTTCCACCCATCCCACGAGATTCTATGTGATGTATGTCTTGCGCTTTTGCTTGACATACCTCGCAGGGTATGAAGTCAGTTGTGGAGTAGCCCATCCCTTTGAGATAGACCTTTGTGTGGTTCTTCACCTTTGGTAAATCCAACAGTCATCAATGAACGTGGCGCGGGGCAGCAGTTCATCTACGGCTTGGATTACACCCTGCCAATGTTGGTGGTAGTCATCTCCTGCGATGTAGCCTCCCTTCTTTACTTTGGGTAGCCATAGCTTGATGTCTTCCTTTACCGCCTCATAGGTATGGGTTAGGTCTATGAATACCACGTCAAGGGATTCGTTGGCAAACTTCTTTGATGCTGCTTTGGATGTTGCTTTGATAGCGGTGTACTTGCGGTCTCCCATATTCTCCACAAATAGATTGTAGATGTTTTGCGACATTGCAAGCTTGTGGGTGGTTGTGAGTTCGTTTGGCGAACCCTTCCAAGTGTCAACGATTGTGATTTCTTGGTATGTTGCGGTGTCGCATAGGTAGGCTGATGACTTACCGAGCCACGCACCCAGTTCTACGAATGTGCCGTCTTCTGGCATATTGGCAAGGAGGTAGTCGTATGCTGCTTGGTGGTTAAACCACCCGTCTATTTGTTTGCTCGTTTTCATTTTAGGGCGTTGTAATAACAAAGGTACTGCTCTACGCAGATAAGTGTGCCTTGCTCGGATGCTGCTTGTGCAAAGATGCCGTCTGCCTCATAGGCCATCTCAAAGCGTAGGTTGGGCAGGTCGTATGGTTTGAACATATAGCACGCGGTATCTATGTTGCCCACTCTTGGTTGGTCGGTAGGGCGTAGCCTACCTATTTGCCCCCACGTTACGATAGAGCAATCAAGGGAATGCAAGTTGCTCCACTCCTCAAGGAACTTTGGATGCAGGATATTGTCATCATCCAGATAGTACACCCAATCCTCTTTGGTAAAAGAATCAGCATACAAGTCAAGGAACTCATTGCGTAGGGGGTGGCCTGCGTTACCCGTGCGTGTGGAGTAGTGTGTGATTGATGCGCCTGTTGCTCCCTTGTAGTTGGTAGATGCATCCATCATCACCACCCACGTTGCATAGGCAGGGATATGTTGTTTTAGCCTCACAAGGTTTTGAGGGCGTGAGCAGGGCGTGACTATGTAAAGCATCGTAGTTCGTTTATCTTATCCATCGTGAAGTCCTGCACATACTCGTATAACGATTCCGTTAGGTCAGCAACTTGGTTGGGGTTTTCTTTTAGCCTCTTGATTGCTCCTGCCCATTCGCTTGGGTGCTTGATGGCAATGCAATTATCCTTCGTGATATAGGGTGAATAGGGTTGCGTGTTGCTCACTATCAAAGCGCACTTGCTAAACCCTGCCTCCAACATCTTTAGGTGCGACTTGCACTTGGCGAACTCGGATGTCGTAAGCGGTACAAGGCTCACGTCAAAGAACTCGTAGAGCTTGTGGTAGTGTGATGGTGGCATCGTTGGCAGCCTATGGCTTGCCTTCATAATGTCTGGGTAACCATCTACCTCTGCCACATAGCCTTGATAGCCCTCAAGGTTGATTGTGGACTCTCTTACGTCTGCTGCGTGGTGGTTGCCTCCGATATACCCAAAGCGTACTTCTTCGCTTGGCTCTCTCTCTACCTGCCACGTTGGTACGCTAATGGCGTTTGGTATGATTCGGATGTTGCTATTGTACTTCTTGACCTTTGAGGCAAGGTGCTTGTTGGTCACCCATACCTCATCTGCTGCTTTCATAGAGCGCACGATGCGCGTTCTCATCTGCTCAACGTACAAGCCTTGCAAAGGATGCGTAGGGGGCAGCACCCACCAATCATCATTGTCAACGATTAGCTTGATGCCCTCCTTACGGCAGAGCTTTACGAAGTCATCAAACGGCTCAACAGGGAATGTCCGTGAAGAATAAATGTGCGTGACTTTAGGCCACATTTCGGGGTCAATGTCGGTAATCTTCTCAATAAAAAAGACATCTACATCCTTGTGGCATATCAAGGGTGCAAATGTCCTGTGGTGTGATACTCCCGAGTTCTGCTTGTGGAACGCAAGAACGAATGGTCTAATCATAGTGTTCTAAATCGTTGTGTTGGTCTTTAGGTCTGCGCTTCATTATTGGTGGTCTCTCCTTTTCTCTTTGTTCAGCAAGACACTTCGCAGCGTAGCCTTTAGGCATTCCTTTTGTTTTACGCCTCTTGGCTTTATACCTAATTGTTGATGCCTTGCCTTTTCTCATTTCGGTCTAAATACTTTACCCACATCCGAGCGGCTACTGCCCTACGTTGAGGTTTGAACGGGTAGGTGCTGCGGAGCTGCGCCATTGCTATCCTCATAAATTGGTCTTGCATTTTGTTTAGATATTAAAGTGTTCCAACAACTGTGTACGAATCCAAGTCCTCACCCAAGATAAAGAACTTCTTGTACATTTCAATAGCCTCCATAGTCTTGCGCTCTCCCTCTGCCACGAACTCTGGACTCACCGAGTAGATGCCAATGTCAAGGCTTCCTTTATCAATAGCGATAAAAAAGAACTTATCTATCGGCACTCCAAAGAGTCGGGTGTAGATAAACGCTTGTACATTATAGCCATATTTTTGAGCTGAAAATGGGAAGGCGCGCAAATCTTGAGTACTTTTGATGTCTGCGAGAAAACCATCAGCATAGATGTCAGCCTTCGCCCTAAAGGGCAGGCCGCCAATCATACCAATTCTTGGCACTTCAAACTCGCAACCAGTAAGCAGACCCAGTACGTTCTCATTGCGCAGGAGCGCATCAGAAATTCTTTGCGCCTCGTTGTACTCTTTACGGGTGCATAGGTTGCGCTTGCCCTTTGCATCTTGCCAAGCCTTTGCGTTCTTGCTCTGGACTTCAATCACTTCGTAGTCTGCTACTTTGTGAGGCTCTAAAGTCATAAGGTGAACGAGTCTGCCTACTGCAAACGCATCGGATTCATCGCTGCCGTACTTCGTAACGTAGTGGTACGTCTTTGGTGATGTAAGCAGCAGCTTGCAAGCAGAGGAGGACAGGGCGTTCTTGCCGAGTACCCCGTAGTAAAAGTCATCATCGTGCATCTTCTCAAGGATTGTGTCCATATCCCAAGTGCTTCCGTCAAGTAGTTCTATGATTTTCATTTTGATTGGTTTTGTTAATTAAATAAAGGTAAACAAATTTTTAAATATAAATTTTATTAAAGCAATTTCATCTGAATTGTTGGTTGAAAAGAGGTGTCGTATCGGTTGTTGGTTTCTTTTGGGTATGGCTTTGCCTCAAATAAAGCCGACTTCATAATCTTATTTCGCATCTTGCCTGCTGCACAGACATAAACATATCGGTGTTTAGGCTCTCGCCTCTCTTGATATAGTAGGTCTCCATACTTTTCCTTGAGTTTTGAGATGCGGTCTTTTTGAAATGCAAACTCATCCATCAGAGTACGACTATGAAGATGCTCCATACCCTTCACCTTCCAATCAAGTTGCGTGTGACTCAATCCTGTGTAAATAAAGTTTGATGCTTGGTAGATGTAACCTGTGTGACCAAATGCTCTGTCAGCATAGCTCACAACAATCGTTGGCTTTGGCAGGTGCTTCAGACATTGAGAAACAAAGAACGACCTTGAGTTTTTTGGAAGGTCATCATTTGTGATTAATCTGTTTAGTTCGTAAACTAAATCCATATAGTCATCCCCAAAAACAGACTTCTTCATTGTAAGCGGTACGGCATTGCCAAATGTGCATACACCGACCAAGATGTCCGAATCAAACAACCCGAAGGAGTAAGTAAAAGAGGTCATTCTTTTGAGATAGTGCTTCTTTAGAATCCACTCCTTACACTCATCCTTTGATACGGGCTGAACGATTAAGTTCATTTCTTAAATGTTGCTTCATACCATTGGTCAAAAGGCACACGAAGCAAGGCATCGTGGTAGGCCATACGCAGGGTAACCTTCTCAATAGTTTCTATGTCTTTGAGGATTGATTCGGATATGTCTGCCGACTTCAGCTCTCGGAGCAGTTGGGAGATAGTTTGGTATTTCATTTGATTGGTTTTAATTATTCTTCGGATGCCCTTG